CAATGCGTTGCCTAACGTTAACTGTTTAATTCCTATTAGTAAACATTACGAGGAAAGCGAGGCGATATTCAACGCTGCTTTACCGATTATTAAAAAATATTCATTATCAAACGAGGCGTTTGCATTTCAAAACTTTCGTACGGCAGATATATTTTATCATATTGAAAAAAACGGCATTAAGGTCGATAAAAACTGCTTTATTGATTATTACAATGGGAAATTAGCAAATCCTCAATTTAATTTAAATCGCAGTAAAATACACACCCAATACAACCTATATACCACTACGTCCCGCCCATCTAATACATTTAATAGTATTAATTTCGCGGCTCTACATAAAGATGACGGCGAACGTATGTGTTATCGTCCTGAAAATGATAAATTTATCGAATTAGATTTCCAGGGATATCATCCACGATTAATTGGTGAGATGATTGGATTTAATTTTTCTAAAGATAAAAACACATATGATGTGTTAGGCGAATTATTAGGCGTAACACAGCAAGAGGCTAAAGAATTAACATTCAAACAGTTGTATGGTGGTGTTTGGGCGGAATACCAAAACAAACCATTTTTTAAAGATGTAAATATGTTTATAGATGGTATGTGGGATGAGTACCAATATGGAGGCAAATATATTACTGAAAATAAAATATTTATGCCTGACGCTGAGATGACTCGATCAAAATTATTTAATTATATCGTTCAAAGTAAAGAAACATCAACTAATGTTGAATTGTTAGAATTGGTGTTTAGTTTATTAGAAGGTAAAAAAACAAAATTAGTATTGTATACTTACGATGCGTTTTTATTTGATTATAGCAACGAAGATAAAGGTTTAATTCAAGAAATAGTTAATATATTGGATTATCCCGTCAACATTAAACAAGGTAAAACGTATCATGGTTTGGAGAAACTATAAATATTTATTATGGAACAAACTATACTAGATTTGAACAAGCTTTTCTGTACATTCACATCCCCAGCGGATCTGGAAGAAACAGTAAACACAATAAATCGCCGTTACGCTATTCTATTCAATAAGATTTTCATCTTAGAATCTCCACAAAGCGATGAATTAATGTGTACTTACAATATTGACTCGGGCAACACAGCAGATGCACCGATGGCTAATACTATCTTATTACATCGCAAGAAGGAAACTAACTCGTTATATACAATCAACGCTTTAAATACACTTATCAAAACATTAAACAATGGTTATTTAGATAAGAACTTTATGGTTGATTGGAACAATTACAAAAACTGTATATTACTTACAGACGGGCCTAATCTACGCAAATTAGATACAGCAATACATAAAATTATAGACTTCAGTAAGTAATTTTGGCTGTCAGGTTTTAAGATCGTATATTTAAGTTTAAACAAAAAATAAGTTATGGATTTATCATTCGTAAAGCAGAAGCTTGAGGCTAATGCTAACAAATCAGCAGGTCGTGAAAAAATCGACTACACAAAAATTTTCTGGAAACCAAAACCAGGTAAGTACCAAATCAGAATTATCCCGAACTCATTCCGTAAAGAATGGCCGTTACGTGAAATTCAAATGCACTATGGCTTCTCAAAAGGACCAATTTTAGCTCTAAACAATTGGGGCGAAGAGGATCCAATCACTGATTTCGCTAAGAAATTGCGTAAATCAGCTGATAAAGACGATTGGCAATTAGCTAACAAAATCTCTCCTAAAACACGTTATTTTGCTCCTGTTATCGTTCGCGGTGAAGAGAGTATGGGCGTTCGTTTATGGGAAGTAGGTAAGTTAGTAAATGACCAATTAATGGGAATTGCTTCAGATGAAGATTATGGTGACTTTACAGACATTACAGACGGTAGAGACTTTACAGTTGAAGCGATCGAAGATGTTATTGCAGGAAGAAAAGGTATTAAATGTACTCTTCGTATTAAACCTAAAACATCTCCTATTTCTGAGGATTCAGCATTAGTAGGTAAGGCTTTAAGCGAGCAACCAGACATTTTAGCTATTAATCGTAAGTATACTTATGATCAATTGAAAGATGTATTACAAAAATGGTTGAACCCTGAAGAGGAAACTACAACAGAATCAACTCCAACAGTAGCTTCTACTGAAGATGAAGATGATTTTTTGAAGGACATTAATGCTCAAATTCAACCCTACTCTTTAGATGTAAAACCTAAAGAAACAGCAACAGACAAATTTGATTCACTCTTCAATGACTAAAAATGGCAACGTCCAAAGAAAAAAACTTAACATCAGTAGTATCTGAATCGTTAAAAAAATCCTTTGATATTAATGCATACAAGAAATCTAAATTCTTGGATGAAACAACTAAATTCAAAGAGCAGAAGTGGATTCCATTCTCTCCTGCAGTTCGAGATGCATTATCTATTCCTGGTATTCCTATGGGCCATGTTGCTATTGCTAGAGGAGGCTCTGACACTGGTAAAACTACATTAATGATTGAAACAGCAGTTAATGCCCAAAAAATGGGCATACTGCCTGTATTCATCATTACTGAGATGAAGTGGGACTTTGCTCACGCTCAAACAATGGGGTTAGAATTAGATGCTGTTCCTGATGAAGAAACAGGCGAAGTAATTAACTATAAAGGATTCTTCATTTATGTTGATAGATCATCTTTAAATACAATTGAAGATGTTTCTGCTTTTATAGCTGATACTTTAAATGATCAAGCTAAAGGTAAATTACCTTATGACTTATTATTCTTATGGGATTCAGTAGGTTCTATTCCGTGTGAAATGAGTGTTAAGCAAGGTAACAATAATCCTATGTGGAATGCTGGTGCCATGGCTACTCAGTTTGGTAACTTTATTAACCAACAATTTCCGTTATCACGTAAGGAAAAATACCCTTACACAAATACATTCTTTGTAATTAATAAGACAGGTGTTCAACCAGCTTTAACGCCTATGTCTCAACCAAGAATGACAAATAAAGGTGGTAATGCAATGTATTGGGATGCTTCACTCGTTATTACATTTGGTAATGTAACTAATAGTGGTACATCTAAAATCAAAGCAGTTAAAAACGGAAAAAATGTTGAATTTGCTAAGCGTACTAAAATAGCAATTGACAAAATTCACGCTGACTGTGGTGTTGCAACCTCATCAACTGTAGTTGCTACTCCTCATGGATTTATTCCTGATGAGGATAATGCAATTAAAGCTTATAAGAAACAACACGCTAATCAGTGGTTTGAAGGATTAACTAATATAGATGAATTACAAATTGTAGAAGATAATAGCGAATGGGATGAAAGTAGCAAAATATCTCCTATGATAGAAATAGATAATAATGCAGAATAAATACTTTGATTTAATTTCAAGTATTCAACCTGACAAACGCACTTCACTTAATTCAATTTTAATCATAGACGGCCTCAATGCTTTTTTGAGGTCGTTTACTATGATTAATCATCTAAATAGTAACGGCCAACATATTGGTGGCTTAACTGGCTTTTTAAAGTCAATTGGTTATGCAATCAAGATGCTTAGCCCAACAAAAGTAGTAATTGTATTTGATGGCGTCGGAGGTTCGAGTGCTAGACGAAACTTATTTCCTGACTATAAGGCTAATCGTAATGCTAATCGCATGACGAACTATTCCATATTCCAATCTAAAGAAGAGGAATCGGAAAGTATAAACAACCAAATGCAACGTTTAATATTGTATTTAAAATGTTTACCTGTTACTGTTATTAGTATTGATGGATTAGAGGCCGATGATATTATTGGTTATTTAGCTCATAAATTTGAGAATTTCTCTGAAACGCAAGATATAAACATTATGTCTGCTGATCAGGATTTCTTACAGTTAGTGTCAACTAAAACATCAGTATATTCGCCTACTAAAAAGAAAATATACAAACCAAAAGATGTATTTGAGCAATTTGGGGTTAGTGCTACTAACTATATCAATTATAAAATATTATTAGGTGATAAATCAGATAACATTCCAGGAATTACTGGGTTAGGCCCAGTAAAATTGGTAAAATTATTCCCAGAGTTATTAAGCGAAAATTTAGTTACATTAGACAGTATGATTGAAAAATCAGCTGAGTTAGTCAATGAAAATAAATTATATTTAGCTGTAGTAGAAAGAAGACATCAACTATATATTAATAAACAATTGATGAATTTAACAGGTGATTTCTTATCACCAGATAATCGATTATTAGTTAAACAAGCATTTAGCGATTCATATGAATTAAATAAATACCTGTTTCATCAAATATATGTGAATGATAAATTAGGAGAAAGCATACCAAATGTAGAAAACTGGTTAAATGAAGTTTTTGGGTATCTAAATTCTTTTAATTAAATTTATAAAATAAGTTATGACAACATTACAGAAATTACAAGCATACGGACCGCAGTTCCAAACTAAAGTAATCGGAGCATTATTAACACAGAAAAATTTCTTAGTTAATGTATCTGATTCACTTGAAAAGGAATACTTTGAGAACCAAGCCAACCAATGGATTA